GTACGATGGCATCGTTAAGTCGGTACTAAGTTCTATGCTTAGTTTATTTTTGGTAACAGCATATGGGCAGGGCATAGTAGTCCCCAAGGACTACAAAGTTTTTGATCTAGATGACAACAACTGTAGTGTTATGTACAAGAAGGCGTTCAAGTCGAAGTTAGCTGCGGTGCGAGGACACTTACGTGTTTTAGGTAGCAACGACATTGACACGAGTAGTACCAGTGTCGACATAGACATGGACACTCCTATCTTCTCATTCTTCTACGAGCCAAACAATTACGACAGAGTATTCATTACATATGTAACCAAAAGTGATTATACAGGTTTATATAATAGCATGTTCATGGAGTGCGAGAATAAACCGTTTGATCTATTCGAGTCTGACGGATATTTACTTAGTTTTGAACCATCAAAAAATAAAAGAAAATGAAGGCATGGGAGGAGATATCTAGCAACGAGTGGAACAGGACGTTCCGCACGTTAGAGAGCGACTGGTTTATCGACCATGGTGTAAAGATTGAGAAGTTTGACGATGGCAGGATTGTAGTTTTGAATACGATGACTGCGTCTGACTTCCACGAGCCTATAACACCTGACCAACAGCACTTGTTTGAGAATGCAGGATGGCTCGCAGGATGCTATAAGGTAAACGTTGACTCTTGCACCAACAAGATGAACATAATCGAGAACATGATACGCCTATCAGCACTACAGCCAGAGCTGTACGAGTACGACAGGCTGATCAAAAGGCGAGAAAAATTGTTGAAAAAAAGAGGTGAGTTTACCTTGAAATTAGAAAAAGTTTTGCAATCTTTGTAATCAATTAAATTAAATATATGGCACACTGGAGAAATCTAATGAAAGACAACAAGTACATCGGAGCATGGGACTTGGAGGTCGATGGCAAGTACGTACCACGTACTGTCACTATCGAGAGTATATATCAAGACACCTTTGTGGGTGAGATGGGCAAGGAGGACAAGGTCTTCATCAAGCTTAAGGAGTTTGACAAGGCAATGGTATGCAATCGATCAAACTTTAAGAGGTTGGAGACATTCTTCAACTCATTTGACCCTGAGGACTACATGGGCAAGGAGATTGTTCTAACGACTGAGAAGGTCAAGTCACCGCAAGGACTTGTGGACGCACTAAGGTTCAGCACACGTCCAATCCCTAAGAAGGAGCTACCATCACTAACAGAGGAGCAACTTGCCAAGGCCATTGACGCTGTGACTAGTGGCAGGACGACCGTTGACAAGATCCAGAAGCAGTACAAGTTAAGCGATGATCAATTAAAAATGTTGACCAATGATTAGGGTTAGGTCATCAAGCTGCTCACCTTTATTTCTTGGTAGAAAGGGTGGGCTCACAGACAAGCAAGCTGAGACACTTGCAAAGTTGAAGTCCAAGATAAAGCTAACAGACAAACAGGCAGAGGATCGTGATGAGCTTGAGAAGAAGGCTGAGATGTCTGACGAGCTTAGTGTCGGTGCAAAGACATTTGTCGAGAACATTGTTGATGAGATGGTGTACGACTACAAGACACACGTCAGCACTAGGGAGATGACCAAGGGCACCAACGTTGAGGACGAGTCTATAGAGGTGTACAACAGGCTATTCTTCACTAAGTACCACAAGCAGGCTGAGTTTGACGACTTCTATGAGCTGTCGCATGGAATATCTGTTGGGCACCCTGACATTGTTGACCCTGTCCTTAAGAAGGTCATTGACATCAAGAGCCCATGGTCTAAGAAGACAATGCCAAAGACTGTGTACAAGGCATTCCATAAGTCTAAGGATGCTGGATATGACTGGCAGATCAAGCACTATCTATACATGCTGTGCAAGATGACTGGCGATGACTGGAGGACAGGCGAGGTAGCATTTGTATTGTCGAACACTCCAGAGGAGTTGATCCCAGACAACGAGAGCGACAGCCTTCACTACATGGACGACCTTCCAGACGAGCTAAGGGTGACGATTGTGAACGTAGAGCTCACTGACGATGACATTGTTTGGATGGACTCGCAGTTAGACAAGGCAGACAAGTATTCAAGAGTGTATTTTAATTATCTAAATAACAAAAACAAATGAGCAGTTTTAAAATGAAGGGGGTTTTGAAAGTTATAAACCCATCGGTGCAGGTAAGCGACAAGTTTACAAAGAGAGAGTTCGTGTTGAACGTTCCTCACGAGAATTATCCACAGGACATAGCGTTTCAGCTAACGCAGAAGAACGTTGACGTGTTGGACAAGTTTTCTGTTAATCAGTCTGTCGAGGTGTCGTTTGACATTCGTGGTCGTGAGTACAACGGCAGGTACTTCAATAATTTGGAGGCATGGAGGATCGATCCATCAGGAGAGGTCGAAGATAAAAAGGAGGAGGACCTCCCATTCTAATTAAATTAATTGGGGGGGGCTAGTCTCCCCTAATATAGTCAGGTGGTGTAATTGGTAACACGTTCCTAATTTAATATGGTGTATACCAGGTTTAGTACAGGTTCGAATCCTGTCCTGACTACTAACTTTAAAAACAAGAACAATGAAACAAATAGTATATAACTCAGTCACATGCCTTGAGTGCAACAATACAATAGTAAGTCATCACAGGCATGATTATGTAGCATGCGAATGCCCAAACAATGCTGTGGTTGATGGAGGTACAGCCTATCTAAGGTATGGTGCAAAAGACATGAGAAAGATAAAATTATTTACACTATACACAGACGATGATTTTATGATTGTGAGAAAGCACGCCACAAGGGGCAGTCGTGGAAAGGATGGCGATCAGCCATTATCTTGGATTGCGATATGCGATATGGACGATGACTACCTAGAGGCCGTACTTGATTACGGTGGTCCTGATTGGCAACTTGATTTAATTAGGAAAGAGATAGACTACAGGTCAAGTTTATTACTTAAAAAACTGGACAAATGACACAGGAAGTATTTATATACATTTTAGACAAGCTAAGGGATCAAGAAAAAAAACTCAACGATTTATACAGCTTAGGCTTGGACTTGGTTAACTTTACCGATGACTCTGCTCACGTAATTACAACGATGTTGAGTGTATACTTTGGCAAAGATGGTGAGGAATGGATCTCATGGTATCTATACGACAGATATCCTGATGGTGCAGATGATCAAGCCACTAATGACGGAAAACCTATTTGTTATGACGATCAGTCATTATGGGAGCACGTAGAGAGATGCAGGTTAGAAAACAAAGAAGAGTATGTGTTGCCAAAGAAGTTAACGCTGGAGGAACGAATGGAAATATTAAACTTATTAAGATGAAAAAAGACACGATAGAATGGTTGTATAACTGGACCAAAGACAAAGACTTAGTAACAGTAGAGGAATTGTTGACGGCATTTGAGAAATTTAAGGAGCCATCCAATCCTACAAAACAAACAGCCAAAGAGATGGAAAAGGAATCAAACAAAGTAACTTGGGAGTCACCCATTCAAGCAGGTAGATTTAGATTTAAAAACACCAAAGAAATATGAAACAAACAGCAGTAGAGTGGTTGGAACAAGAGTTTATAAAACTTGACAAATTTTAAGTATATAAACGGAAAAAAACCGATTATCCACAGCCAAAAGTGCTTTTTTAAGGAACATTTGGCTACTTTAATAATAATTAATATGAAACAAACAGCAGTAGAGTGGTTGATTGAAGAATTAACTTTGAATGAACCCCCTAAATGGGTACAAGAAATTATTGAAAAAGCCAAAGAGATGGAAAAGGATCAGATTATAAAAACTTGGTACGATTGTAAGTTATCAATAATAGAAAGAAATCCAACTGATGCAGAACAATACTACAACGAAACCTTTAACAAATCAATTAATAATAAGGGGTAAAAGTTGCCCCATTAATAAAATAGAAATGATATGAAAGCAACACTTGAATTCAATTTACCTGATGATCAGGATGATTATGAAATGGCCACACAAGGCAGTAAAATGTTTAATGCTCTATGGGAAATATCTCAGGAGCTTAGAAGTATATGCAAGTACGGAGAGCTGTCAGAAAAAGAGTGGGAGATGGCAGACAAAATTCGTGAAAAATTTTTTGAGATATTAAACGATAACAATGTATATCTAAAATAAAGTGTAACATATCGTTAAAAAATGTATTAACTTTGTAAAAAAAAATATGGAAACAGGAAAATTTATAGGTATGTTGTTTGCATCTAGAGATGCAATGCACCTACAACATTTAGACACAACGTCTTACGCAGAACACAAGGCATTGAATGAATATTACGATGGTATACTAGACTTGACTGATTCATTTACTGAAAAATATTTTGGAAGAAACAAACGTGTTCAAATTACTATTCCTGAAACCAAGAAAGAGGATTCAGTAGATCACATGAAAAAAATGCAATCACTTGTTGAATCAGAAAGAAAGAACTATCCTTCAGACTTGCAAAATATCATGGATGAAATGATTGGTTTAATTAACGAGACATTGTACTTATTGACATTAGCATAGTTTCATGTTTACAGTTTGATGTCTGTGGTTAACCCCCATATAAGGTAAAACATCTGCGTGCATAGGTATGGCTAGTGCACGTTTTTTTTTAAAATTTAATTAATTATATTATGTGGAATTCAACATCCACTGCCGACATAGTAATCGACAGTGTAGTAGATCGTGTGGTCTCAAAAATAAAACAAAGATCCAGCATAGGCATTGCCAAGTACAACACAACGATGGACCGAAAGGATTTGTCTGAAATTCAGTGGCTCAACCACCTACAAGAGGAGCTGATGGACGCTGTTATATACATCGAGAAACTTAAGAGTTACAACCAAGACTAAGCACACACTTATAACCATGATTACATACTTTAAATCAATAAACGACACCAACACCCCATACTATAGGGACCTAGACATTGCCATAGACAGAATAAAGTCTGGTGCGTCTAAAGGTATTGTAGACATGGTCAGGTCAGAGACAGACAAGGAGAAGAGGAACACTATAAAGAAAACCCTTCCTGCCATCTTATTTTCTGGAAAGTTTTCTAGGAGGGCTGACAACGCTATCATCGAGCACAGCGGAATTATATGCATAGACTTTGACGGATTCAAGGACGATCAGTCTTTGTTTCAGATGAAGGAACACCTATGCAACGACAAGTATTCTTACTGCGTGTTCTTGTCACCATCTGGAGATGGGATAAAGGTATTGGTACGCATACCTAGCGATGCGTCAAACCACAAGAAATACTTTGTGGCACTACAAAAACACTACAACTGCGAAGAGTTTGACAAGTCTTGCAAGAACGTTTCAAGGGTTTGCTACGAGAGCTACGACCCAGACCTATACATAAACGAGCTGTCAGACACATGGGTAGAGATGGGCAGTAGCAAGGAGGTTGTTAGTAAAAAGCCAAAGATACGTATAGATGATACGAACGAGATTATTCGAAGGCTAACCTTATGGTGGAAAAAGAAGTACGGAATGGTACAGGGCCAGCGAAACAATAATCTATTCATCTTTGCATCTGCACTCAATCAGTATGGCGTATCTAAGGACGAGGCACTCGACTGCTTGTTGTCTCACGATGACGGTGACATGGCATCAGAGATACAGACAATTATTTGGTCTGCATACAGCAATGTTAAAGACCACGCCACTAAGTTCTACGAGGACATTGACAAGGTAACATCCATCAAGAACGACATCAAGAAGGGCGTTCCAATCAATGACGTTAAGACATACTATCCAGACGTTGATGGGGACATAATAAACCAAATGGTTGAGACTCAGGAATACAACACGTTCTGGTCCAAGAGTAGCAAGGGCAAGATTGATCTTATACCGCATCTATTTAGGGACTACCTAAAGGGCAATGGGTTCTACAAGTACTATCCCAATGGATCGAATAACTTTGTGTTTGTAAGGGTGGTTGACAACATAATCAGCGACACCAACGAGGACATGATAAAGGACTTTGTGTTGGAGTATCTTATGGGGTTCAGCGATATGTCTGTGTATAATTTTTTCGCCATCAACACCAAGTTCTTCCAAGAGGCATTCCTTAACTATGTTGCAAAGATTGAACCAGTGTTCATGGTAGACACGATAGAGGAGTCTTACCTATACTATTTAAACTGCGCTGTAAGAGTAACCAAGGACTCTATCGACAAGATTGACTATAGGTATTTAGATGGATATGTTTGGGAAAAGCAGAAGATAAACAGAGTCTTTTACCATACTCCGTATGATGATTGTGAGTTTAGAAAGTTTATATCAAACATTTCTGGTTCGAGCAAGGACAGGATAATGTCAATGGAGTCAACGTTAGGGTACTTGATGCACAGCTACAAGCCAGCTAGCTACTGCCCTGCTGTGATACTCAACGATGAGGTGATCAGCGACAACCCAGAGGGAGGAACAGGCAAGGGAATATTTGTTAAATCTATCAGCTACATCAAGAAGATGGTGACAATTGATGGCAAGGGATTTAGCTTTCAAAAGTCTTTCCCATACCAACGTGTTCAGGTTGATACTCAGTCACTTGTCTTTGATGACGTAAGCAAGAACTTTGACTTTGAACGATTGTTCTCTGTCATCACAGAGGGAATTACATTGGAGAAGAAGAACAAGGACGAGATACACATACCTTTTGATAGTTCACCAAAGATCATCATTACTACTAACTACGCCATAAAGGGTGCAGGCAACTCGTTTGAGAGGAGGAAGTGGGACCTAGAGTTCAAGCAGTACTATTCAAAGATGTTTACACCTGAGACTGAGTTTGGGCATATGTTGTTCTCTGGTTGGAGTCGTGACGAGTGGTCTTGCTTTGACAACTACATGATAGGCAATCTACAGTTTTATTTGTCTAACGGCCTTGTAAGGTGTGACTTCATGAATCTGAAGACTAGAAAGTTTATTGCAGAGACATCGGCAGATTTCTGGGAGTGGTCCACGTCTATTGACAATGAGCACATTAAGCTAGACACTCATATTATGGGTCAGTCTATATACCACAAGTTTATAGAGGACTACACAGACTACGGCCCATACGGCAGGTTTAAGTTATCTCACAGCAGATTCTACAGATGGCTTGACTCTCTTGGAGAGTATAAGTTTGGTGCACGTCCCAAGGTTTTTAGAAACGCACTAGGAAAGGTTGTTGAGTTTGTTCAGAGCGATGACAAGATAGAGCTAGACTTTTAAATAAATCATAATGGAACTACGACCGTATCAGGTAGATATATCTAAGTCTGGATGTAACATATTAAGTAAAAGCTACATACTTTGTCTGGCCATGGAGGTTAGGCTCGGAAAGACGTTTACGTCTCTAGAGATATGCAGGCTTATGGGATTTAGGTCTATACTATTTCTAACTAAGAAGAAGGCCATATCGTCCATTCAGTCTGATGCAAACCAAATACTTCCAGGCCATGACATTGTTGTGACAAACTACGAGAGCATACACAAGGTTGATCGATCTGACTTTCAGGTCATCATATGCGATGAGTCTCACACGATGAGTGCCTTCCCAAAGCCTAGTCTAAGGGCGAAGCAGGTCAGGTCATTGGTTATGACGTGTGGCTACCCAAAGGTTATTCTTTTAAGTGGGACCATAACTCCTGAGTCTTACTCTCAGATATACCATCAGTTTTGGGTTCACCCAATGAATCCGTTTAAAGAATTTGCAAACTTTTATAGGTGGTCAGACATCTATGTCAATAAGTTTCAGAAGAAGATAAATGGTTTGATGGTCAACGACTACTCGTATGGCAAGGAGAACGAGATCATGTCTGTGGTGTCTCCGTACATCATAACGTACACACAGAGGCAGGCTGGTTTCTCTACAGAGATAGAGGAGGAGGTGCTGTATGTTGAGATGCCAGACATTGTTAAGAACATATACAAGAAGCTAGAGAGAGACTTGGTAGTTGAGGGCAAGGAAGAGGCGATACTTGCAGACACTCCAGCCAAGTTAATGCAGAAGCTTCATCAGCTTTCAGGTGGCACAATAAAGTTTGAGAGTGGCAAGTCAATGGTGTTGTCAACATTTAAGGCTGAGTTCTTGAAGACGCAATTTGCGACATCAAAGATTGGCATCTTCTACAAGTTCAAGGAGGAGCTAAACGCACTGACTCAGGTCTTTGGTGATGATCTTACTACAGAGTTAGATGAGTTTGACTCTGGTAATTTTAAGGCTATTGCCTTACAAATCGTGTCTGGTCGTGAGGGTATATCGTTGAAAAATGCTGACTACCTTGTGTTCTATACGATAGACTTCAGTGCCGTAAGCTACTGGCAGGCAAGAGATAGGATGACAACGATCAATCGTTTGAACAACAAGATATACTGGATCTTTAGTGTTGACAGCATAGAGGACAAGATATACAAGGCTGTAAAGAGTAAGAAAAGTTATACGTTAAATGTATTTAAAAAGGATTATAAACAAATAAATAAGTAAGCTATGAAAGAGAATGAAATGTTTTTTTTAACACCATTTATTGGTATCAACAAGACCGACACTGGCAAGTATATGTTCATCGGTTGGTTCAAGCGTGTCGTCATAATTAAGTTTGTCTAGGTTGAAGGTATTAAACGACCCAATGATTAGGTTACTTGTCGATACATTTGACCTAGAGACACCAGAGAATAGCGTTCTTGAGATAAGCAAGTACTTCTTTGAGGATGGTGTTATTAAGATAAAAGAGGTTAGGGTGTTGGATTCTGAATTAAATTTCGTTAGATTTGCAGACCTTGGCAAGGTAGTTAATTACCTAAACAAGTATTACTGCAACTTTAATGACAGAGCAACAGATACAAACGAAGATAATAAAGAAGCTTGAGTCTCAAGGATACTACGTTATTAAGTTGATCCAGACTAACAAGCCAGGCATACCTGACCTTATTGCGATACCCAAGGACTCTGACGTTGAGTTCATAGAGGTAAAGAGGCCAGGTGGTAAGGCATCACCGCTACAGTTGTACAGAATAAAAGAATTAAATAATCATGGAGTTAAAGCTGAGATACAAGAATTCTGTTAGTAGGGCATTGTACATATACGACAACTATGAATTGATAAACAAGTTGTTGTCTGATGGATTGAGCCTTTACGATATAGAGCAGATAATGAAAGTTGAGAAGTATAGGCTCCACATGTTCTTTAAAAACAAGCCTAGCGTTGCGATATTTGGACAAAAAACTGAACCTTACTACAGTGAGGAAGAACTTTTAAATAGTAATTTTAATTTTAATTTTAATGATCTAAGTTATGACGAACAACAAATCTATCTCGAGAGAGAAAAAACTGGCCTGCTTGGTAGGTATTTTACCAGTGTTAATGGACTTCATGGAGGACGTGAAGCATGACTATCCAAACCTTTACAAGAGAGGGATAAAGAAATCTGGAAACGACTTCATTGATGAGGTGTCTAGAATGACGGACAGTGTGTATAGCAAGGTTGCATCTGAGAACGATGAGGATGTAATTGACTTCTACACAGAGGTTGTGAACATGGGCAACGTGTTCAACGAATGGCTGGCTGATCTTTAGTAACACCACTTTGTTCAAAAAAATATCTTTATTATTTTTGTTTTTAATAATAATTATATAACTTCGCCTCGCATTGAATTAATAATTTATGAGCAAGGTTAACTATATAAATATATTAATGGCAGATATAAATGATCTGACCGACTCTATCTACGAGTCGTTAATGGACAACGACACCGAAGAATTAAATAAAAGCGTCTTAAATTTAATAAAAATCCTTAAGGATATCCCTAAAGATCATGAGTCATTACAATGAAATCATAAGTCTCTATAAGTCTGGAGTAAAAAACAAAACTGAAATAGCTAGGAAAATTTTTGGAGAGTCTGCCGACATAGAAAGACACAGAGGAACCATAAGAAGGGCTATAAGAAAGTACGACCTTAACTCAGGTGTTTTGGATGAGTGTGAGAGTGTTGGCATAGACGCATCAAAAATTAAAAACTACTGGTACAAGGGCAAGCACTACAGCATCAACGTTGCAGGTGGTAACGATGTAAATCTAGAGGAGTTCAAGTCTGAGCTAATATCTGAGATTAAGACATGGGCTCCGTCATACAAAAAGATTAACAGAGCTATTGCTGACGATCCACACTGCCTAGTATTTGATCCAGCAGATATCCACATTGGTAAGCTCTCATCGTCTTTTGAGACTGGAGAAGAATATAACCAGCAGATCGCTGTAAAAAGAGTCTTAGACGGCATGAATGGCATCGTTAACAGGACCAACGGATACAACATAAATCAGATAATATTTATAGCTGGCAACGACATACTGCACATCGATAATCCTCGCAGACAGACAACATCTGGCACTCCACAAGATACAGATGGCATGTGGTACGATAACTTTGTAACTGCCAAGAAACTTTTGATTGATATAATTGAGACACTGATGTCGCTGGCAGATGTTCACGTTGTTTTTAATCCAAGCAATCATGATTTCATGTCTGGATTCATGTTGTTACAGTGCGTAGAGGCATGGTTCAGCAGGTGCAAAAATGTTACATTTGACAATGACATGAAGCATCGAAAGTACACAGTGTACGGAAGAAATCTAATAGGATCAACACACATGGACGGTGCTAAGATTGATAACCTTCCACTTCTAATGGCACACGAGGCATCTAGTGAGTGGCATGAATGTACTCACAGATACATATACGGACACCATATCCATCACAAGTCATCCAAAGACATAATGTCTGTAAATATCGAGACACTTAGAAGCCCATCGTCTGCTGACGGATGGCATCACAGGAATGGATATCAGCATTCACCTAAAGCTGTAGAGGGCTTTATTCACCACCCATTAAATGGTCAGGTGGCAAGGCTGACACATATATTTTAGTCTTGAAATAATGGTGGCTCAGTAATACCTGTCTTCTTTGAAGTTTTTATTACGTCCTCGTACTTCATTCCCTTAGAAATTTTTTCGAACTGATCTTTTGTTACAAATCCTGTCTTGTCAAATAGCTTTGAGTACTCTATACCTTGCTTGGTATTTAACCCTCCTTGCTGATCGATAAAGTTTATTTCGTCAGAAATATTTTCATATGACTTTCCAGACTTAATCATTTTCAATTCGTAAGTGTTTGGCTCTTTCTTGTATTCTTTTTTGAATGATTTATATATCTCGTACTGATCTTCTGTTAGTCCTCTCTTCTTAATGATTGAGTATGTCTTGTTGGCAACTTGACCCATCTCTTTTAGACCAACTCCAGTGGTAAATGGCATCTCTAGTGCATAAAACACAGACTTGGCTATAGCTTTGTCCTTATCTGTCAAGTACTTAGTCGTCTCTTTGCCCATGTACTCATTTGTAAATGTGCCATTTTCTGCCATCTCATAGTTTTTCATTATTTTAGCATACTGATCAGGAGCTATTGAAATCATACCGTACTTTCCTTCTTCTCCATTTGTAAAGTTATATGACAGTTGATACGTGTTTTCTTTTACAAACTCTTCTCTGAAATTTCTTTCTTGTTTTTCTGTCATTGGATCTTTGTCCATTAGTAACAACATTTCGTTTTCATCAGCTACGGCTTGATCTATCTCAGACTTTTTAGGTTTACCAAACATATCAAGTAGCTTATCTGCTGTCCATATTACAGCGTCATCTGCTACTGGATTTGGAGATGCTAGATCTGCGACAAATGATTTTAGTGGATACTTGGTTGCGTTTTGCATTCTTTTTTTCCATTCCTCGTCATCTTCATCGTTGTCTGAAAGTGCAGCAGCTGCTTCGTATAGTAGCATTCCTAATGCGAAATTAATCATTTGGAATACACCTTGCTCTGCGAGTGTGCCTGCGATTGATTTTATTGCGATGGCCCTATCTTCTGAAGACACATTCTTATAGTTTACATATAGTGTGTTTATGTCAGCAACAAGTCTAGCTCTTTGATTTATACTAAACGATGCAAATGGAAATACTACTTTTCTGAGCAACTTTCTTAAAGAGTCTTCAGACGTAAGTAGCTCACCAGCAAGCCTTTCGTCAGATATATTCTGCTGCCTAGATACCATTACATCTGCATATATTATTGCTTTCTTATTTACCTCTTCTAGTCCTAATGATTTTATCTTTTCATTTAATGTTGACCAGTCAATACTTTCGTTTTTAAAGAGACTTGTGTTCTGCTTCATGTACTGGGTGTAGTAAGACTTAAATGCTGACCTAGCCACCAAGACATCTGGCCTAGACAAGAATGTTTTTAGTTGCCACTGTGTTAAACCCTTAACCGTTTGAACTGCCTTGTCAAAGTTACCATTGAACGATTGTATTTTCTTGTTGGCACTCTCAACAGCAGTCACAGATTCTTGGCCACGATTTGATACAGTTGCTCCAGTAGTATTTAACCAATCGTTAAATGATTTACCAGCATATAGTTTAAAGTTTGATCCTGTATTTATTGCTGTACTAACCACAACTGGTATGGATTGTTTTATTGACTGGAAGATTCCCCCCATGGCCAATGTTGATCCAACTGCTGCGACTGTATTGGCAGCATCGTCAATTTTTCTAAATACGTCACTAGGAACTACAAGTTTATTTTTAGATCTTCTTATGTATCTATTTATTCTTGGAATGAGTATGTTTCTATCCTCAACCGTTGGAATCAATTTTTTTATTTCATTAGAATTAAAGAAAGCGTCTACCTGTCTAATTGCTCCAGCAGTTTCTATATCTACAAGGGCACCAGTTAGTGATTCGATGTTATTAACATCAAAGTCAAGGCTTACGTATCTTCCTTTTGGAAGAACGTCAGGGTGAACCGATGCGATCATAACTCCAGACTCCTTTTTGTCTGTGTACGAATCTGTATTTATTAGAAATGATGAGTTTCTTTCAACAAGATCAGATGATATAGTCTTAGTTGCAGATCCTTCTGCCGTCATTTTATATCTGTCTGGAGTGTAGTTGAAGTCTTTTCCTAGTATCATATTGTACACAGATTTTGACACCTCTGATAGATTGTCATAGTGAGATGACCATTCATTTATCCACCAGTTAACAGCTTCCATATTGTGTGGAGTTGCGTTGGATGTTATTTTTTCAAGGTCTCTAGACTTAATATCTAGCTTTTCAAATAAACTCTCGTACACTTTAGCCATCTTTCGTTCTTTCGAGTCGCCATTTTTAAGTGTCTCAAGACTCTCTAGTAACATGTCTACCCTGCGATTAAACTCTTGACTCATCTCTAATTCTGATCCGATAACATTTCTATACAAAAATGATAGTATACCTCTCTCGTATGCTTGCTCAACATCAAAAAAGTTTTTTATATTTTTAAATTGTTGTACGTATCTCTCTTGTATATCTTTTACTGCTCTTCTTGCCTTGTTAGCCCCAAGAATTACATCTGCAAATCCAGACTTTTCTAGCACGTCTAACCCTTTTGTTACACCTACAAACATTCTATTGAATAGTTCTGTAAGAGACGCTACTTCATACGAAGCAATATCTCCTAATTTTTTAGAAAAATACAATTTAAGTGGTCTGGCCTTTACTCCTTTTTCAACTAGGGTCTTAATGTTTCTTTGGCCTTCAATTATTTTAAATGCATCTTCAAGTCCACCAATGGCTCCGTTCTCAATAAAGTTATTTAATGAGTCTGCCATTTGAATCATTTGTTTTGTAGACATCTCGTTGAGATCTGACTTTAAGATATTATTAACGATTGACCTAATTCTGTCGCTCATGACCACAGATTCTCCAGTAAATGGCTGTGTTCCATATTTTAAAATATGAAAAATAGTACTTTTTATAGACTCTAGTTTTTGATTTAAAAAGTCTCTTGCCTTCTCTTCGTTTTCAATAACTTTGTTTTCGTCTTGATTGTCGACAACTAGTTTGATGATTTTATTTATATCGTCAAGGCTCATTTTATTTGAGATCGTTCCATTATCTGTTAAATCTTTATACTCGGCCAAAAGCATATTTTTCATCATTTGCTCTTGTCTATCGATCTCTGGCTTTATGTATCCGTACACATCTTGGAAGTTTGCCATCTCCTTTAGAGAGACTGTTCCTTTTAATTTTCTAGATGTCTTTACGCTTGCTCTTATCTTTGATGCAACATCTAGGTATGCGTCAATGTCTTCAACCATTGATGGATCGATGATTGTGAATTCTCTAGCAATGGCAACTGTTTCGGCTTGGTTTCCAGACTTCATCATTCTTTTGATGGCCTTTCTTTCTGCAAATGCATCGCTTAGTTTTCTTGCGTAGTCTGCATTGTTCATCACCTTTTCAACGTAGTCTACTACTCTGTCCACCATCTCTTGGTTGAATAGATTCACGTTTGCAATCCTTTTGTTGATGGCGTTTAGCTGTTTGTCAGTTATCTTGCCTTTGTAGCTATTTACAACCTGCTTGATAGCCTCTCCAAGCTCTTTTCTTTTCTCGTTAATAGTCTTGGCTGTCTCTCTTGATGATCGTGCTTGTAGCTTTACCTGATCACGAATTGCAGCAGCTATATCTGAAACAACAGCAGTCTGCTTAGTCTTGCCCATTACCTTGGCAACAGATGGAGCTCTCTTTATTTTTACGCCAAGAGATTGCTTTACCTCTACTACTGCCTGCTCTCTCTGAGTGTCGTCAGCATTTTTATACCAGTCTGACTTTTCAAGATTATTGATAGCGTTTGCTATGGCTCTTTTTTCGTCTTTAAATCTTTTAAATGACTTTTCGTGTATGTCCTTGGCACTTTGAATTGCATCCTCCTTGGATTGTTTCTGTGCTTTGATTTTTGATGGAGACCCTTCTTCAACGGCAAACTCTGGAAGCAATCCTACCTTTTGATCGGCAAATTTCATATCTTCGTATACCTCTCCGACCATTTGGTCTGCCTCTGCTATCTTACCTTGTTTACGAAGCTCTCTTGCCTTGTCTCTCTTCTTAAATACAGCGTCATTAACTCCGCTAAAATTAACCCAACTGTTCTGACCTCTTGTTTCAGATGTCATAGCCTTTCTGGCCTCTGGAGAATACATGACAGCGTGAACTCTCCAAGCATTTTCCTCTCCTATTGGACCAAAACTATTTCCTAGTTTAGCGTGACCAAAGAAGTCATGTACAAATCTAAAAACATCATTGACTAATAGAGTCTCTCCGTTAGCATCCTTTCTTCCAGAGTCTGTTAACAATACATTTTCTTTTCTCTGCTGCTCTGTGATAGGCTCATCTCCAAATCCAGACTCTGTAGAGAATATCTTCATTCTCTTGTTGTCTTTTAGATCACTTATCATATCCTCAGAAGAAGAGTATGGCTCGTCATTGTTTATCTCTACTTTGTATCCCTTTGATACAATTGCGTCATACTGATCTAACGTCTCCTTGGCCATAGCCTCGTATGCCTTCTTGACATCTGGATCGTTAGGATCGTTTTTCATTTTGTCGTATGCATCGGCTATTCTTTTGGATAGATTTTCGTCTAGCTTATTTATCTTTTCCACAGGAACGTATTCCATTCCGATAGACTTCATGTACGACTTGGCTATTGTCTCAGCATCTTTTAACGGCTCGTTAAATAGTTTGTTTCCAGCAACAGGTTCTGTTTTTTGAGCTTTGATTTTTTTGGCATTGGATGGTTGTTCTGACTCATTGTCAAGATTAGATTGATCTAATGCTGCTGAATTTTCATCCATTGATATTTTATCTCCATCAGCCATATATTCAAACCATACTGGTTTACTTATTCCTCCAGCAATATCTTCTATTTTAGTATGAACCTCATCTAAAGATATAGATCCAGAACTATAATCATCCCATACTTTATTTATATTTAATTCATTATTTTTGTTTGACTTAAATGTCGCTTTAAATAATCCTCTTACAGCTTCCCAAGTTATACTTTGAACTTCTCTTGGAAGTAATCCAAGTTCTTTTGCTAGTTCTCTATAAGCATCTGCATATACTGGGTATGTCCCAGTCATACCAGTATTTACATTTCCTGCACCACCAAAATTATATAGTACTTGTTTTGAACTTCCACTCAATGGTAAAAGTAATCCAGCAGCTACTGCATGAGTATCTATAGTAACTGCATCTGGGTCATTTGGATTAGATATATTGTTAAAGAAATTTCTAACCTTATGCATATTACCAAGATTAGAAGATATATTTTCAATAGATCCATTTTGAAGTATTGATATTGATTTTTCTATAGTAGGAAATGCTCCCCATCCACAAGCTCCAGGAGATCCATCAGATTTTCTAACTAATCCATTTATTTCTCCATTAGGTGATATATTATTATATTCTCTTGAATTATATACCTCATCAAATACTCTAATAAAATATGCTTTATCTTTATTGTTTAGTTCTGATAGTTTTTTATTCTTTACTCTTGAAATTATTTCTTTAGAATCTTTGAATAATGGAACCTTATTTTTACCAGTACCAGATGTAGCGTTACTAACATAATCTATCATTTTAGAATCAAAAATAGAATTCTGCTGATTAGTGTAAATATCTATTACTCTTTCCCCTAGTGATAAATTTCTAAACCAATCCATCTGAGGACTTAGTACGGCCATTACTCCAGATACTTGTTCTAAGGAATAATTATATTTAGTAGCTATATTATTACAAATAATGTTTGCTCCATCATACCATAACTTTGATATGTCTCTTACATCATTACCAAATGAATTATATAACCATTTTAAATTAGACTTTACAGAATTCTTAAAATCATTTACTACTTTCTTGGCATCATCAAAAGTTTCTACATTTTTTATTTTTGATATACCGTATGAAGATATTTCTTTTGCTATTTTTATATATTGATCTTGTATTTTTTTATCTTTAGATGCTTCTGCTTCTAATGATTTCATACTTACTATATAGTCTCTAGTAGAGTGAATATCATCCTTTTTAGGAAGTCTAGTACTTACAGTTTTGCCCTCTATTACATTTGACTTTGCATTATCTACTATTTTTTCTTTTTGACTTTTTATATTTTTTATTGATGATTCTGAAGGTTTTATTAAGTTTCCATATTTATCTGTTTTAGATGGAACAACTTTAGATAAATCACCAACCTCAATCTGCTCACCTCTTCCAATCTTACCAGCCATTGAGTTCATAAAGTCAACAGCGTCTTGTGCAGTCGCAGCACCAGCAAAAACAACAGGAATGCCAAGTTTTTTACCGATGTTATTTATCAATGTCTTGAACTGTTGCCACTTGGTTGTTGTAAGTTCTTTCTGTGCCTCGGACATAATGGCCCCAAGCTCAGTAGTATACTCCTCAGCTCTTTCTCCTTGCTCATAGTTAGAGACAAATTTATCAAGCCTAGCCTTCAATCCTTTGTCAGATATAACTGACTTAAGTCCTTTTGCCATTTCTAACAATGCGCCAGACTCAAATCCTTTCTTTGACAATAGGTCATGGAACGCCTCGTGAAATACTGTAGACACACCAGCCTTTTCTAAGTTTATATGAATGTCACCATTAACATATGAACCTCTGTTGTCTTGAACACCTTGAGATATAGCCTGGTCATTTGTTATATTGGCAGACTTAGCAACACCAGCAACAAATGCATCAGTGTTGTCGTGCAATATAATTCGTGAGTTAGGAATAGCAGACAATACTTTCTGAACGGCAGTAAAAACTTTCTTTCTTTTTGTATCTGTCTCCTTATTGATTCTCTCAGTAACAGTCTGACTGGTCTCTGGAACAAATGTAGGTGTAGCAGTTTCTTTAACTACAGTAGGTTGTGGCTCAGGATTGACCTTCTCTTCAAAGTTATATCCAATAGAGAATGTCTTTAGTCCATCCTTTGTATTTACTACAGAAACCAAGTTAGAGTCAGGGCTATAGCCCTCTGTAAAGCTTAGGTCGTCATTTTGTTTTACCCTTGGATTTATTGATCCGTTCTGGTATACCATGCCGTCAGAGTGTGCTACAGAGTCTTGGTTGAACTCTTTAGCAAACTCAATCGCATCTTGCCTTGTTAGGTTTGGAACAAAGAAAGAGTTCTCTGCCTGTTCGTACTTACCAGTAACACGTCTAGGCTTGTAACCTCTTGATATTAACCACTCCTCAGCCTTTTGACTAAGCTGTTTGTTCTCTTCCTCGGTAAGAGGTTGAGCCATTGGGTTATCAGCAGTTAGTAAGCCAAAATCTCCTTCAAGTTCTTTTGATAGTGACTCAACGTCCTCTAATGGAAGATCTTTAGATGCATTCTCAACGTATTCAGTTGTAGATCTAAATGCTTTTCTTTCTTCGGCCTGTGATTCTGTAGGATATACAATATCTACACCAGCGATTTTAGCAGTAGATCCAGGAGTTATTTCTTTTTGGGCAGTGGCTTGCTCGCCACCTTCTTGGGCAACTTCTTCCCCTTGGACGACTTGTTCCACTCCTCCACGTTCACCCCCTGCTTCTCCAGTTGTTTCTGGTTGGCGTTGAAGAATTTCCTCTGTGCTTGGCTCTTGTACGGCATTGTCTACATTTTTTAATTGATTATTAATCTCATCTATCCTGGCCTTTTCTTTTACAACAAGGGTAGGCTCCTTGCCCTCAATCTTTTTATTTAAGTTGTCTCTCTCAACCATTAGGTCTAGTGCCACAGACTTCTTGTCTACAGACATTTCGTCAGGCATAGAGTTTATCTTTCCTTTTATATCTTGGAACGATCTGACAATCTCTTTTGCCTCGACTGTTGAAATCTTTCCATTAAGTATGCTTGCCTTTAAGTTTGAAAGTAATGCCTGATCAATGCCGTTCAGCTTTGCTGACTTTATCAACAGCTTCATTTGATCCTTGTTAACAAATGCGTTTTTGCCTCTATTAAGTACCTCTCCTGACTGCTGCACTGTCTCAACGATACCAGCACCAAGAGATCCCATATACCCATTGTATCCAATATCTCCTAATATTTGCCAAGAACTTTTATTGTTAAAGTAGTCAGTCTTTTTCATTTCATCGTATACCTCTTTGATACCGACTTGAACAGCTGCTTGACTTGCCTCTGTAGCACCTTCAACAAGAGAACTCCCAGCACCTGTTACAGCCATCTTGGAAATATACATCTTTGTGCTGTTCATTATCTGAGCCTCTATGAATTCCTTGCTGGCTCCCTTTGGAATACCAGAGAAGGCTGTTTTGAGTATCCAGTTTGTGGCTCCAACTTTCAGTGCAGACTTACCCAAAAGATATCCTATACCGAAATTCTCTAAAACTGATCCAACAAGTCCATATGCAGATGACATAAGCACCTTGTCCTCGTTGCTTATATCTACGGCATCAAGGTCGTCCTTCATCTCGTTGTAAGACATTGCATACAATGTAGCATACCTACCAATTGTCCCTGCTGGTCCACCAAACGCTGCCCCTGCTGCCATTGCTGACAATGATCTTGTCATTTGGAATGCTGCCTTTGTTATGTCCCATCTTTCGTCTGAGTTCATGTACTCCTCGGTAGTACCAGAATTAATTATTCCATCAACAAATTCTTTCTTTTCTTTTTTAGTTGCTCCTGCAACGTAGAACGGAAGGTCAAGAACACCTTGAACAACGCTCCTTGTTAAACCACCAACAAATGTCCCTTGCTTTTCGTTTAACAAATAGTTTCCAGCTATAGACTTATTAACACCAAACTGTGAAGAGTTTAAAGTTTTTAAGTCTGTCTGTAGATCTGATGACTTTAGGTTCAGCTCTTCTACCTTGCCGTTAATATACTTCTTGTAGTTTGCATCATAGTCTTCCTTAGAAATCTCCCCAGACTTTACCTTTTCATTTATGTCTTGTATGTAAGCATTAAATGCTTTTTGTTCCTTAACAAAGTCATTGGTCTTGTCCTTTACTTCGTCCCCAAATTTATTGACAGCAAAAACAATTCTGTCATTTACGTCCTCTGTTTTAATAGCAGCAAATGCAGCATTCTTCTCGTCTTCAGACTTGTCTTTTACCCTTGAATAAGTATTCTTGATTGCGTCTGAATACGAATTAATAAACTGTTTTTCGGCAGTTTTTATTTTCTCTGCCTCTTTAGGGAACAATACATTTGACATTGCCCCTAGGTCTCTTCTAACTTGTTCGTTTAATACTGTACGATCAACATTTGTAGCATCAGCAATATCTTTAGTTACTACGCCGTTGTCCTCTTTTAATACAGCCTTTGATATTTTTCCTTCTAAAACTGCTTGAGACTGAATCCAATTATTATATGATGAACTGGTATTAGACAGCACGTTTTCCTTTAAGAATGCCCTTAACTTCTCAGCGTTTAGTTTATCATCACTACTAAACCAGTTATCTAGTGATATGTTTGTATCGTTTTTATCTTTAGGATTGTATACCCTTAGACCTGAAGATCCGTTTCTCTCAAATTTAAACTCAGGAAATGAAAACTGTAAGTTAGATAATACATCGTCTGTATCCTTACCTATTAGATCTGAATTTATATTTGTCAGCCTTGCGTTAAAGTCTCTTATGTAGTTGTTTTGTCCAACAATCTCTTTTGATTTTTTTTCGTCAAGTATGTCGGCATTTTGTTTGAAATGATTGTTCAGATATTTTATTGACTCTGGATTCGATACTGTGTAGAAGTATTCAGAACCTGGCTCTTTTTTCTGCCATAAATTGTCACTACTTACCTTATACTCTGTGTCTTCCCTGTTAGGAAATCCAGTATAAATCATCTCAAGTGGACTCGTAGATGCTTTATTCTTGTACTTCTTGTTTAGCTCGTTTACTCTCTTAGGATTTGTAATTACCTTGTACATAGAGTCGTCTGCTTCTGGAGACTCTGGATCGTACTCCTTCCATACAAATACATCGTTCTCTTTCTCTATCTTAATCTTTGGAGGCAGCTTAACATCTTTAGCTTTTTCAACGATTTCGTTTACGCTAAGATCTGCACCAGCAATGTTTTTTGGAAGCTTTGGGATTATGTTAGATTTTATCTCAAAAGGAACTGCGTTCTTTTCAAGAAGCTCTACCCTACTTTCAACGTCTCCAGATTGAATCTTTTGATAGTCAGAGTTTCCAACTTTCTTATACCAATTACCATCCTTCTTTTGGTAGTATGTATTTTTTTTTCCAGGATATGTATAGATACCGTCTCCATTACCAGGAGACTGGTTGTCCAATGATTGTGATAAGTCTTCCTCTAGTTCTGCCATTTTATTGTCCTCTTAAAGTTTCTACTGCCTCGTCCCACTTTGCTCTGGTTGCTCCAGCAAATCCTTCAAGTTTATAGAATTCTGTTGCGTCCCAATTTAGTTCGTCACCTGTAGGAACATAGGCTCCTTGTCCTGTTGAGCTATTTCTATTTTTAGCGTTAGCGTCAAATTTAAAAACTATAAATTTTTTCTTACTCTTATCCCAAGTTAATCTGAGACCCTTTGACTTGTATCTTTCATTTATATTTTGAAGTGCATTGTCACCACTCAAAATTGATCTAACATCTGAGGCAGATGACAATGCCTTTTTATCTACAGACATATCGCTGCCTTTGCGAGGTCTCCAAGGTTCATCTAGTGTCTTTGATATTGGAAGTTTTGACTTTATAAGGTCTGTAATGATTTTTTTTGACATCATTTGTTGGGCCTCTGTTAGCCTAGGCTGGTACGTTTGATTCTCGTCTAGACTGCTATATATCAATGTCTCAGCAAAATTATTAGTAAAATTCTCTATCTCGCTTTCTGTCATTGGCTTTTTGCCTTGTATTTGTCTAGATTCATTTTCTTTAGAAATTTCACTTTGAATTATGTTATTCTTTTGTTGTTCAGATTCATAGAATTGATTTCCATTATATCTAGCTAAAAGTTGAGCTTGGTTTCTAGGGGTATTTGTTAGGCTGGTAGTAAGTGCTACAATAGAGTTTGCAACAAATTCATTTTGTGTTGGATCCTTTATAGTTACTGTTCCGTCTTCATTCGTGTATGCCTGCTTCCAACCTTTAGTAGCGTCAGTTACAATTTCATCAAAGTCTACCCTATTGTCAACAAGATTGGTTGGGTTCGCTGGAACCATGCTGCTTATGATTTTAGATGGAGTTCCTGTTTGTGGGTCTATCTTCATCATGTATCCCTCTCCACTATTTGGATTAAATATGAACTTTGAATTACGAATGTCTCCTAATCCAGCATGTATCTCAGCTAAATATTGTTCGTACTCTGATCCTTGTGGCATCGATCCATCCTCTCCTGGGCTAAGTCTTTTTAACATTTCTTGGTTTGTAGCATCGAAGTTTTTCATGCTGCTTGACATTGTAGACCAGTACGTGTTTACATTATTTACAATTGCCTTATATTCCTTTGGGTTAATCTCACCAGCCTTAAGTCTTTGATTGGCAGACTTTAGTACCTCTCTACCATTGTTGGCTCCCTCCAAAATATAGTCTTGAAGGCTCTGTGTCTTTAATGCCTCTGTTTTATTTATGTCTAAGATGGCATCGCCCATCAGCTTGTCTAGTTGATCTTTCTCAGCTTTTCTCGACTCGCCAATATCATTGACTGTTTTATACAGACCTCCGATTGCTGTCCCCCAGTCTACTGCATCTACTGGTACGTATGTTGAATATTGATTAGCCATTGTTAATTTTTATTTAAGGTAAAATTGGTTTGGATTAACTGGCTGTTGATTATTATTTGATATAAGATGATTTTGCCATTCTGTATTTGCCTCTGGTGCAGTTGGGGCTTTAGATTTTTTCTTACCATATAAAGGTGCAATTTTACTAGCCGATTCAAGTGCCGAACCTGCAAAACCAAACATACCCTGAATTGCAGCATTTCTATTTTGCTCTGCCTGAGCCCTTCTTAGCTCTGCGTCTGCCTTTTCTCCCATGCCAATGTTAAACTCTCTGACAGAACGTCTACTCTCAATTCCTTGCCCTGCCTCGGCCTGCATTGAATCTCTCTGAAACTTCAAGTCGTCAAGCCTAGCAGCGTTCTCAAGATCTATGTCGCCACCTGCCATTGCCAACTGCCCAACACCACCAATAACTCCCTCTGCGCCAGCACCTTGCAACATATTCATCGCTTGAGCCTCTCTCTGAGCTCCTGACTGTTGTGCTAACTGTGTGCCTAATGTAGGTACCTGAAGCTGTTTAAATGCGTTCTGCTCTTTGATTGATCGAAGTGCTGTGCTTGCTTGCTTTGAAGCTTCAGCTGCCTTCTTCATTTCTTTGTTCTGTTTTACAGCTTGAACTGCGCTTACGCCAAGCCCACCTAAAGCTACTATTGTTCCTGTTACTGCTGCCATTTTTTTTTATTTAAAAACAAGACTTGTATAAGTCTTGATGATTTGCCAACGC